CTGATAGGAATACAAAACACTGCAATCGTTATAATCCTTCAGTAGCGGGTGGTGGAACGAATGCCTCTCTTAATATGGGAGGTAATCTTGATAGTGTAAAACAAGGAGTTCCTTATACCTTTGCTAAGTATAACCCTGTAGGAAGAGATACAAGTCAAGAAGAAGAACCTAATGTACCTGACTTTACTAGAGATCTAGTAATGTATGATAATGAGTTGTGTGAAGCAGATGATGGTCAAGTACAGAATATATGTGGTACTAACTCAGGCAACTGTGGAAAACTCATGGTGGAGTTAGGTCAAGGAAGTAATGGTACATTATACAGTATAATAGATCACTACCCAAATGAATTATCTTTTTGGCCAGGTGCAGGTGATGAATGGTTTATGTACCTATGGGATCTATCTAACCCTATTGCAGGGTATCCTTGCCATTGGATTGAAGATATAGATGGTACAACTACTACAACTGATGGTGATGGTAATGAATCATCTACTACATCATCATGGGGATCAGCATGTCACCCTTGTAAGTCGTTCTCATGTGATCCTGGTGCTTCTACAGTAACATATACTACTCCAGACGGTCCTATGACTGAAGGTAGAGACCCTTTCCCTACATTATGGACTGCTGGAACAAGAACTAATGCTATAGCATATCGTTATGAAGGAGGTATACCTACTACTATACCAGAAGGTCCGATAGATTTTACTATTACTCCTACTAGTTCAACTGATGATCTTGATGCATGGGATAATAGTAGTACTAATGGTATACCTATACAATGTCCTGAGAATCCATGGTCAGATCCTGATGATATAGGTGCAGAGTTCGTTGAAGTCTTTGATTCACTCAATAGTAATACAGGTACAGGACTAAGAATAAAGATAAGATACGGTCCTACCTCATCTGGTGACCCTGCTACTATTACTGGTACTACCGTTTATATTGATGAACTGATGAATTCAGGTGTCAATTATGTAGTAGGAGATAGTTTTAACCTTAGTATCGCTAATACAGGTGGTAATATTAACTTCACATTGAAGGTTTCCGCAGTAGGACCTGTAGAAACATCTAATCCTTATAGTGATTACGCACTTTTAAACGCTGCTGATACCGTAAATGGGCATATTATTGAGAAAGTGAAGCACATGGATCTCAATTTTAACTATCATATTGCGGAATTAAGCGGAGATGGCAACGATTTTGTGAAAGATACCGTATATACAACCTCAAGAGGTAACCAAATTAAAGTTATTGCGGGTTTTGGGATCAGAGATAGAGCTTTCTTTGGTGGATTGTACGAATTTAGACAGAAATCCTTCCAATTTATGACCGCAGACCTTGAAAGACAACCAAATACCTTTGATGATTACCGTCAACCTACCGCAGTACGCTTTGTTGATGTAAATGTTACACCTGGAAGTAGTACAGTTACACTAGTTAATGGTTCTGATACGGAATGGATTGACGTAGGATACAATTTTAGATCCGCATACTTCCCTACAGACTGTTATATTACTAATGTTAGCGGAACTACCTTTACAATTAACCAAGTTGCTCAAGGTGTAGGGGGTGGATCTACAGATCCTGTGCGAACTAGATGCGAAATTACTAATATTAAGATTGTAAATGGTCAAATTACCTATATTAAGATCGCAGATGGCGGTTCTGGATGGAATAAATTGAATTCTAACCCTATTGTACACCTTGTGCACGGAGAAAAGAAGGGTTTAGCAGCAGAATTTAGAACTGCATTCACAAATGGAGTGCTTACTTCTATATCTGTAGACTTTAAAGGGTCAATGTACGCGGCTGGAGCACAGATTGACATAGCAGTTCCTATGACTGACAAGTTAATTACGCAGAAAGAGTATGCTGCTACTAGTAATTATGACGATGATCCTAACAATGAGGCATTAAAAGCTGCTATTGATAATGATTATGTAAAGAGTACCACATATAAAGGTACAAAAATCTTTGTAGATACAGTTACGGAAAGTGGTTTTTCCGCGAAAGACTATAATTATGAGGGAGGATTGATTGATACGTTTGAAAAATACCAGCGTATCATGCAAAGAGCAGCAGCAGATGTTCCAGATGGTTTAAATAGACTCTATTTTGGTACAGAACTGACACAGTATGACCTTGATAGAGGTATGAGATCTCATGAATATGAAGATGTGACTGTAAATCGTCGTCAAGGAGAAATAAGAGACTTAAAACGTCTTCCAAATGTAATTAGAACGGAAAGAGTCTACCGTGCGTTGCCTGATAGAGAAGATTTTGACGATTTGAATGAAGAAACACTAGATGAACGTCTTCCTCAAGCTCTAAGAGATGGAGGATATGGATCTGAAGCGGGAAATATGCAAGATTTTGTAGATAATGACAAAATAGCGAAAAATGAGCGTTATGATTTACACTCTGAACCAGTAGAAGTGTCAACTTCGGGTAAAAAGCTCAATAAATTCCCTAAAGAAGAAGTTAGAACTGTAAAAGGTACATTTTATGATCTTCCATGTGCGTCTAAGTACACTAAATACCTACTAAGACAGTATATACCTGATCCTAGAGTAAGTGTTAATCTCAATGTTACACTTAGTTGGGAGCCACTTGTAGCTAAGGGGTGCGGAGATGAACAACAAAGTGGATGTTTTGGTACATCTGGAGCACCTGCTAGTAGTGGAAATACAACTTATTCCTCTGATTTCAACGGACCTTACGGACCTGGCTGTAAATCATGGAGTGCAAGCGGATCTTATAAGATCTATAATGATCTAACTAACAGTGGGTATCTATTTGGAGTGTCATGCGACAAGTTTGGCAATCCATTTGACTTTAAATGTACATAGGAGTATAATGGGAGTACCAGCAGCAATCTATAGGGGTAACTGTTCTGGACATGGTGTTGCCATTTCTGGTCACATTCATGGATGGTATGGTTGCGGTACTACATGCTTAACAGCAAGTACTAAACCTGTTGCTACTAAGAACAGTGTGTGTCTTTGGCCTCCTACTGTTCTAGCACCCGCAGGTCCTTACCTTCGGACTGTTCTTATTAATGGTATTATGCCTATCCTTGATAAGGATGTATTAACAGTTCACAGATCTTCTAGTACTAATATTATTATGGTCGGTCCTTGTGGTAAAACACCACCTAGACCTAAAACATGTAATTGTAGTATGTTAACCACAGAAGATAGTAAAGGAATAGGGCATACTAGAATAATGCATGCAAAAACTAAGACAGTTTATGCACAAGCATTAGCAATGGGTAAAGTAGGGGATCAACTGGGTCCTCCATGTTTATCCGTTATTTCCCAAGGTTCACCAAACGTAATGATCGGTCCTTAATTATGGCACTTTATAACACTACACAAAAGCAGAAAGCAAAACCAAAAATGACTAGACAGGGTTGTTCTCAGAACACTAAGTACTCTGCAAGCTCTCGTAACGGAGCAAAAAAGAGATATCGTGGGCAAGGTCGCTAAATAGTAGTTGTAGATAATGAAATTGTGACATATCAAGCGTTACCAGACGGATTGTTCGTTTCTGACAGTCCTATATCTGGACAGGGGATATTCACACATAAACCTCTGAAAGTTGGCACTGAACTGGGTATTTCCCATATCTTAGATGGGAAAGATATGTATAGAACACCTTTAGGTGGATTCATTAATCATAGTGAGCTTCCTAATTGTGAAAAATACAGAGTTGGAATGAAATACTATGTAAAGGTAATATCACCTATTGAACCAATGGAGGAATTGACACTAAAATATACTTTCTATAGAGTCTAGTGGCATTAAAGGAGTTAACTTCAAGAAATTTAAAGGTCTCTCGTAATTTTAAGGATTTGGCAAATTCATTTGCTAAAAATCCTGTTACGAAAGACCTTATTGTTTTGAAGGATACTGCTGCTATTAGACAAGCGATGAAAAACTTGGTTTTAACTTCACCTGGAGAGAAATTATTCCAATCGGACATTGGTTCTAAAACTTATCAATTACTTTTTGAACCACTAGACCCTTTTACTGTAGATACACTAAAAGATGAAATAGTTCAGACCCTTAAGAACTTTGAACCTAGAATTGAGATATTGACTGTAGATGTTACAGCAGTTGACGATTATCATGAATTGAGGGTGGATGTTGAATATCGTATTATAGGACAACCTCTAGTCCAAACAGTAGACTTCATTTTACAGCGAGCAGAATAGGATGCTACCAAATAATTTAACACAGATGGATTTTGATTCCATCAAAGCATCAATCAAAGATTATCTTAGGACTCGTTCAGAGTTCACTGATTATGACTTTGAAGGATCTACTTTAGCGTATCTTGTTGATGTTCTTGCCTATAACACATATTATACAGCATTTAATGCTAATATGGCAGTCAATGAGACATTCCTATCTTCTTCTACAATTAGGGATAACGTTGTAAGTATAGCAAAGGCATTAAACTATACTCCAAGGTCTTCTAGGGCAGCAAAAGCATGTATTACGTTCAGTGTTCAGACTGATTTGTATAATGAAGCATATCCTCAGTATGTGAGTCTTAAAAAGGGTATTGTAGCTACTGGTGGTGCATATTCATTTAATGTTCTTGAGGATGTTAATACTACTACCGATAATACAGGTAAAGCGACCTTTAGTAAGGTTGTAATTTATGAAGGAAGTATATTGACCTATCAATATGTGGTTTCATCCTTCAAAAAACAGAAATATTTGATTCCTACTGATAAGGCAGATACAGATACACTCAGGATCACTGTAAAACCTAATGCTCAGTCAACTCAAGAGGATGTATACGTCTTAGGTGCTGATGTAACTGGTATTAAAGCCGATTCTAGGGTTTATTTCCTTAGTGAGACTGAAGATCAGAGATATGA